AACCTCTTCAGGTTTCAGAAGGAGGGGCGGGTTCCGTCCCGAGAGGCGTCAATCCGGTCGAGGGCGGTTAGTACCCGTCTTCCGGCTGGCGACCCTTTGTCAGCGGCTAACCGATTATTTGGCGTGTATTCGCCCTTGTAAAGTTTTCTTTATCTTTTTGGGCGCGTTAGCGCGCCCCTAAAGTGAGATTATCTTTATTTGTTTTCGATACTTTTAGCAGTCCAGAATTACTGTATTATCTAAGAAATTCCCCCCCGATCATGAGGATTTATAATGTGGAGTTGATCGCCTCCTATACATTATTAATTTCGTTAAATTTGATTGTCCTTTCCTCAAGGATAAAATGATTATTTGACACCCCCCTCGAATCTCTCCGTAGCGTGTAGAGCTACGACCGATTCAAAATTATCTTTATTTGTAAATACAACTTGTATATGAATGTCGCACACCTTTTGTTGGTGCTAGTCATTCGAAAACCTCTCTGCAGGAAATGCTCTAATTACCTGTCGAAGTTCTAGAACCTAGTATTAACAACGGATACGATAAAAATGAGATTAACCTCTCACATTACACCGTAACATTGCCAACTTGAATGTAATTTTTCTATTGGAATAAACTTACCTCTACCTAAATATTTAATTATATTAATATGTAGTTTATTATGCAAAACCACAAGGAAATTTTAATACCGTGTAATGCGATCTAGTCAATTAGGTCGACATTCTTTTATATATTGCTTGGAAAGCACTTAAAGCAACCGTAATTTTCCATGTTTGTCGGAACCCTATCCAAACATGTGGAGCTGTGAACTTGCTTTGAAAGTTCAAAAACCCCCCCCCAACATGATAAGTATTTTTCAGGATCAAACCGAAAAGTTGGCCAGACTTATGTCTGAAATCATGTGTGGAAGTTTTGCAGCTTCCCCCCCCTCAGCAGAAATTCTTTTTGTATTGTTTAAATGTATTATTACTTCTATAGTTCTAAAATCCATTATCTTTTCAATACCTTTGAATATATTTCCCACTTTCTTGTACAATTTCTATTACGATCTCTGCTTCGTATATATGTACTTGATACCCCCCATCGCCTGCGCTTTGTTTTCCCTTTGGACATATGTTATGCTTCGTCCATTTGAGGAACAAACTGCTGTGCTCGAAAGATACCCTCCAGACGATATTGTAAATATTGTCCCCCGTATGTACCGTGACGTGAATCCAGAAGAAATTCAGCAGGCTTATGACGATGCATCCAATGGATCTTCCTATGACTCCGATTATATCAGTGATACTGAATCAATGACGACATTTGGATTCGATGAATCCGATTTTGAAGATGAATCTGAACATTGGTTCGGAGAGTTATTTGATACTGAATCTGATGATTCTGATTCTCAATCTCAACATTCCGATTCTGATTCTAGCTCTTCGTTGTCTCTCCCATCATTACATAGGAGATATGTTGATGATACCGATGACGAATCTACTGTTCCAGGATTGCGGGATAATATTTCTTTCCCCTCTGATTGTCAGTTAAATACTCCAGACATTACTTGTCTTGATTTAGCGAATTGCATACTCACTGATTGTCATTCCAATGTTGAACCTTCTCAACCCCCCAAGTATGATGGAATTGGCTTAGATGCTAATAATCCCAGATTTTGTGGTCTTGTTGTAGATGGTTGCATCAGTGTGTCTGAGATGTTTGATGCAATACTTGATTTGGGCATCGATGAACGAGAAATTGATCCATCTATGTGTGATAGCGCTTTATCTCTATCTGATTTTGCCGAGCCCGAAGCTTGGTTGGAAGATCAGTCTGGAGAAGTTGGAGCAGCTATCAAGGAAAGTTTCAAACATTTCCGTGCTCTTCATCCTGAAATGGCATCTTCTTTTTCTCATATTGAAACCGTTATGATTCTTATTTTGACTCTAGCCAATGTGAAAAATTTAGCAGGTGCTACTGGTGCTGTTTTGTTGTATGTGAAAACTCTTAGTCCAAAAATCAATGAGAATGGCATTGTCATATCATTGATAGAATCTATTTTAGAAATGCCTATGACGGAACAAAGTTCTGATGCAGACGAAGCAGAGTTACCAGATTGGATTGCCGGGCTTAAATCCGGTAAAGCTAATTGGAACTTATTAAGGAACAACCCGTTGTTTGGGAAAGTTTCTCAAGTTTGTTCACTTCTTGTTGCGCTTGGTTTGTGTAGCTCTGCTGCAATTGATTTCTCTCTTGGAGGTTTCAAATTGTTTAGTGGCGCTGTTGCTCCAAAACATGCTACTGCTCTGGATTTGTTTGATGCTCTTGCTGATACTTTTGTCTACTTTATTGAAGGCGGCTGGAAGTGTTTTGCTACTGGTTCAATTGCTCCTCTTCTATTGGGTGACGATGAAATCAGTTTGCTTATAGAGAAAATCACAAAGTGTGAGAATTATGCGCGTTTGTATAAAAATGGTAACCTTGGAGATGAAAATGGTTGTATGTTTGATGAGAATAAACTAGAGACACTCTTTACTGAAACTATAGCAAAGTGCAATGATTTATTACGTACTACTGAAAGTTCTACCTTGAAAAAGGTTTTATTGGACAAGCGTAGTAGGCTACAAACATGTCACTCAGATTTCGCGGAAACTCGTTTGAAAGGTGGACTTCGTCTTCAACCTTATTGTGTAGGTTTCCATGGGCGTAGTTGTAAAGGCAAATCTTATTTGGCTGCTATAACGATGGCAGTTATTTTGAGAGTCAACAATTTTGCGTATGGGGATAAGAACATGACAACTCTTAATGCTAATGATCAGTTTTGGTCCACATTTAGATCTGACACCTCTGGTGTTTTTCTAGATGATATGGGTAATGAAAATCCTGATTATTGTAAGGTGAACCCTACACGTATTTTACTCGATTTGGTCAACAATGTTCGTATTTATGCGAATAAAGCTGAGATTGAGTCTAAAGGCCGTGTGTCTGTAGAACCCAGAGTTGTGATTGTTACGAAGAATGTCAAAGATGGAAATGCTAGAATTTACTCTTGTGAACCCGTTGCTATTACCCGCCGTGAGAATTTGATTATCACGGTTGAGTGCAGACCTGAAGTTATGGATAATGGTAAGCTCGATGCTCGTCTTGCTCGTCAGATTCCTAAAGTGAATGGTATGGATGATCTTTGGTTACTCACTCTTGAGACTAGTTATGGAGTTAATTTTGATGGTGCCGAACATGATCAGATTGCCTATGCTGTATGCATGCACCCTGAAACTAAGAAGCCCATGAAGGATGTGACTCTTGCTGAAGCTCTTGACTGGATGATTGGAGACTCAGAATCATGGTTTATTGAACAACGTAAATTGGTGGAGCGGTCTACTGAAGTTACTAGTCACTTAGAATGGTGCGAAGGTTGTAACAGACCTGGTGCGCTTTGCAAGTGTAAGTTTCATGAGACTATCGAGGATGACGAATCAGTCATGACAGAGTGGACACATCCTGACAATAATGTTTTGGAAGAACAATCTGGTGTTCTAGAATCATTGATGATGACAGTACTCAGCTCCTTTTACCATAAGTGGTATTCTTGGGCTTTGTCTTTCTTCCCATATATATTAAGAGATATCGATAAGTTATCAGCAAAAGAGTGTTTTGCCTTTCTTAGTAGTGTAGAAGAATCATATTGGTTTACATGGACAAATTATATTCCCGAACATTGGATGGATACAGGTTTTATGAAGAAATTGATCTTGCGACATACTAGTTGGAAAGACTGGTTTGAAGAGAGTTGGACGATTTTGTTTAATTACTTCATGGGTTTCCTATTATTGTATTGGCTAGGTGTTTTTCCCACAATTAGCTTTATCAATTTGTCTTGGTGTTTTGCTACTATCTGGACTGTTGATATAGCTCAAAAGGCGGCACAATCAAATACTAGCTATCCTGGAATGCTTTGGGATTGTTCTGTGGGTGCTTCTCTTTGGGCACTGACTATTTGTCTAGGTTTCTGTTCACCGGCGTACTGTACAATTTTATTTACATTTGCTTCTATTGTGGCCGTTAAGACTATGTTGAAGCGATGTGAAGAGAAGTTACTGGAGAGAGTGTCAAGAGAACGTGAATCTTTGCCCTGGTTGTTTACCACATACAGAGAGAAATATATAGAGGGGTTGACAACCCTCTTTTTCGCTGCTGGAGCTGTTTATTGCGTTGTTAAGTTATACAAGACTTACAATGCTAAGATGATTGAAGCTCAGTCTGAATTGGATCCAGTTAGTGACGATGAGATTGATCTTGTTGATGCTAAAGCCACTCTGATGAAGAGGGTTGCTAAGCAGTTCAATTGGGATGGTTTCTCTCCGGAAGAAGAATTTGATTGTCATACGTCTTGCTGTACTACATCTCAGGAACAAATGTTTAACTTAGTTTCTGCAAATACATGTCACATCGTTGGTGAATATGTTGACGATGATGGTAAAGATCAGAATGTTGTGAATCAGGCTTTCTTCCCTTGCTCTAATGTTGCTTTGGTACCTTATCACATGTTGAAGAAGCATCCGAGGATTATGTGCAAGTTTGTCCGATCGACTCAAGACGTAGTAGGTGCCAATTTTAAACAAATGCTGGATGTTGATCACTCTGTAAGAATTGAAGGAACAGATATGAGTCTTATATATGTTGACAGAGGTGGCTCATGGAAAGATTTGACATCTTATTTCCCTAATACATCCCCGAAGCAGTTCAGAGGTATTTTTGTTCACAAGAATCCTTCTGGTAATGTGTATCAGTGTAATACGGAACTGAGTGGTGGTAGCATCACTACTGAATCCATGACTTACCCTGGTTATACATATAAATTGCAATGTGATACCAAAAAGGGTATGTGTATGTCGCCTATTATAGGCGTTGGCAAGAAGCGAATCATTGCGGGTTTCCATCTAGCAGGATACAGTGGAACCCCCACAGGTGCTGCTGGATCCATTACATATGGACAGATTGAGAAAGCTCTGGCTGAGCTGAGCAAGAATCCAAGTGTACTGATATCAACTTCTGCTACAGAAAGGCCCGATAAGGTGTATGATGAACAGTACCTTATTAGCGAATCGCTGCATCCTAAGAGTCCCTTGAATTACATAGAAAATCCTCAATTGAAATTTTCTGGTAGTGTAGCCGGTAGGTCTACATTCAGATCCCAGACTCACAAGACAATCATTTCCGATACTGTTGAAGAAGTTACTGGGCAACGCTGCGAATGGAATTCACCCCCCGTAAGGGAAGCAAATCCTTGGTATGAAACTTTGAAACACCTTGCTAATCCGACATTTGGTGTCCCTGCTGCCTTGTTAAATCGTGCCGTTATCGATTACAAGGATCAGCTGATCTCTATGATTGATCGACTCCCAAGTATAAAGGCGAGTATCAAGAAGTTGACCAATGTGCAGACAGTGAGTGGTATCGATGGAAAGCGCTTCATAGATGCTATTAAGTGGAACACTGCTATCAACTATATGGTTCCGGGAAAGAAGGAGAAAATACGAATTGACTTACCTAAAGAGGAATATCCTGATTTCGAATGTCCTAGAGATTTGCCAGAATGGGTTTGGGCCCAGACGGCTATCTTGGAAGTTAAGTATCTTAAAGGAGAGTGTTCTTATGAGATTTTCAAGGCGTGTTTGAAAGATGAGCCCACACATGAATCCAAAACCAAGGTTAGGGTTTTCGAAGCTTGTCCTCTTGCATTGGCATTATTGTTGAGGAAATACTTCTTACCTTTGGCACGAGTGCTTTCACTATTTCCTTTGCAATCTGAGTGTGCGGTTGGTATAAATCCTCATGGTCCTGAGTGGGACGAGATGAGGACGCATATCATACAATTCGGTATAGATCGTATATTAGCTGGCGATTATAGCAAATATGATTTACGGATGCCACCACAACTCACCCTTGCAGCGTTCAAACTTTTGATTCTATTGGCAAGATATACTGGCAACTATTCCGATGATGATTTGAAGATCATGACGGGGCTCGCTACAGATGTTTGTTACCCAAAAGTTGCTTACAATGGTGATTTGATCGAATTGGCCGGATCTAACCCGTCCGGCCATAGCCTTACTGTGTACATAAATTCTATGGTCAATTCTATTCTTTTCAGGTGTGGTTTCTTTGATATCTACCCTGATTATGATGGTGACAAGAAGTTTTCAGATGTTGTTGCATTGGTCACTTATGGGGATGACGCTAAATCATCTGTTCACCCTGCTTTTTCAAAGTTCAATCACATTTCTTATGCGACTTTCTTGTCTAAATTTGGTATAGTTTTTACGATGCCAGATAAGACTTCGACTCCCACAGAGTATATGCATGATGATGATGCTGATTTTCTGAAGTGCAAGAATGTTTGGAATGAAGAGGCTCAATTATATATGGCAGCACTTGATGAGATGTCAATCTTTAAAAGTTTGCACTTTGTTGGAGCTTCAAAGAATGATGATAGGGAGCAGGCCGCTTCTAATATAAATGGAGCAATTCGCGAGTGGTTCTCGCACGGTCGGGAAGTTTATGAATTTCGCCGATCCCAAATGAGAGAGGTTGCAGGAAAGTGCGACCTCATTGGTTGGTGCGACCAACTGGACGTTACATACGACCAGGCAATGTACCGGTGGGTGCAAACCTACTATCCGGAGACTTAAGTCTGTCCCTCTGGCCGTAAGCACATGGCCATTATAATTTAAAGAATCTAATATGTATCTGGTTTACGTAATGTACATGTTTTTGTTTATTTTACATATTTATATATATTTGTACTAATTCGCTCTACATATTTCCCCTTGTAAAAATAAAATCAGGCAGCTCTCCTGGATCGGAGTTCTGACCTTACATAGTTGATCCACTACTTTAACAAACACAAAAATGGAAGATATTTCTTCCACACAACAAATTATGTCTTTTACTGACGAGAATGCGGCTTTCGAGGAATCGATATCCACACGCTTCGATGAAACTTACATCTCCACGGTCTCGGAGAGTGAGAGTTTAGATAGTTTTTTCAAGAGACCACTCCAGCTTGCTAGTTTTGCATGGACTCCATTAGCCCCTATATCTCTTGGAGGATTTAATCCCTTCTTCCGTTATTTTGAGAATCCGCGAGTGGCTAATCGTATTGCTAATTATCACAATTTGTCAGCTACGATGTGTATTAAGTTCATGGTTAATGGTAATCCCTTCTACTTCGGTAGGGCAATAGCAGTTTGGTCCCCACTAGCCAAGTTCAATTGGTTTGACGTTGAGGATGCAGTTGGTCCTTCAGATGTTTTCAAGAACATATTAAGATCTCAACAGCCTCACATCTACATTGATCCTACTGAGTCTCAGGGCGGTTGCATGGAGATACCCTTCTTTTATCCATACAATGCTATGTCTATTCCAGATCGCGGTTATTCGGATATGGGTAATCTTTTTATACGTGATCTGACTACTCTGAAGCACGCGAATGGTGCTACTGATCCCATCCAAATCACTGTATATGGTTGGTGTAAGGATGTGCATCTATCTGTTCCTACTTCAGACCAAATTGCTCTTACTCCGCAGTCGGGTTCTAGTGATGAATATGGAGAAGGAGTTATATCTGATAAGGCCGCAGTAGTGCAGCAAGTTGCGGGAAAATTGAAGAATGTTCCTGTAATAGGGTCTTATGCTCGTGCCACCGAGATGGCTGCAAAAGGTGTAGGCCAAGTTGCAAAAGCTTTTGGCTATTCGAAACCTCCTGATATCTCCACAATTTCTAATATGCAACAAACCCACTATGGTCATCTTTCTACGGCCTCTGGCACTGATTCTGTGCAGAAGTTTACATATGATCCTAAATCAGAAGTTACCATTGATCCTGCTGTTACTGGTTTACCTACAGTAGATGAGATGTCACTGAAGTATTTAGTTGAAAAGGAATCGTACTTGACATCTGTCACTTGGACGTCAGCGGATATTTCAAATGTTAGATTGGCAGAATTTCTCGTTACCCCGATGTTGTTTAATAGATATTCTGCTACTGGTGGATTGTTTCTGACTAGTATGTGTCATGCTTCAGTACCCTTCAGGAAGTGGAGAGGTAACATTAAGTTTAGAATACAGGTAGTCGCTTCTAAATTCCACAAAGGAAGATTGTTGGTGAGTTGGGATCCCTCATATTTCAAATCTCAGGAGGAGATAATTCAGTATTCGAAAAT